AGCTGAGGCATCCCGAGAGCAGTGCCAACTGCCCCGATATGCCGTTGACCAAAGGCGGTGCCCAGACCTTGCGTACTTAAGCCAAATCCCACTGGCGAACGACCCAGGTCCACGTTCTGCATCGAAAGGCCGGTGTCAATGTAGCTTTGTAAACTCTCGTTGGCGAGATCCTGTTTCTCTGTCAGGATCTCCCACACCGCAATCTGGTTTTCTATCGTGAGATCATCGCCAAACTTTTGGAGAAGAGCGTTGACTGAGCCGAGACCCTCTCCGACCAGAAGCGTTTCGTCGACGAATGACTGCATCTGCTCTTTGACGATTTGCATAGCCGTGTCGATGTCTCCTTCGAGGGCTTCGGCAAGTGTGCCCACCAGGTCGGTCCACCGCTCTGTCTCCCACCCCACTGCCTTGAACTGGTTGACCAGGTCAAGGAAAGAGTCGGCCACGTTATCCGTTTCCTGAGCGAAAGTAGTCAGAGGATGCTGGGCCTCTGAGATCCTACGGACAAGATCTTGAGCTGCTGTATCTGCTAGGTTGCTGGCCTCGGCCCAAGCCGAGAGCCGAACCGTACCTTCGGCAACCGCAGGAATGAATTCGCTGTTGACAACTGAGGCGAAGTTTTGGGCCGCAGCACCGCCAAGGGCCAGGGCCTCCATTTGACTGATAACTGCGGCCCTGTTGCGCTCCAATGTTCCGAGTAATTTCTCTCCGGCGTCGCGGTCGGCGATCATCCCAGCTTCCATGTCTCCAATCGCGAAGGTCACCTCTTCAATCTGAAGGCCCAAGTTCCGGTAGGCCATTTGAAGATCGAACATCTTCAACTCGGATTGATCCATTTCACCGGACATGGTAGCTATCTGCTCTTCGGACTGGATCAGATGACCGATAAAGTCCTGGAACTTGCCGATGATCTGACCGAGGAGATTGTCGGTGTTATCCCGCATATTGCCCAGGTTCATGCCGAAGGCCACGGCCAGGGCCGCTATAGCCAGGCCAGCCGGATTGATGGCAGCAACTAGGAGGCCGAACCCGCCAGCCATCATGGACGTGGCCGCCGCCACTGTAGGCCCGAGGGCTACCAGGCCCGGAAGCATGATAAGGATCGGGCCGAGGGCCAGGGCAAACGCTCCGATCGCCGCGGTCCCGATAACGATAAATCTGGTAAGGCCAGGGTGCTCCCTGGCCCACTCGCCAAGAGCCTGGGCCACTTCGGTGAATTTCTGGATTAACGGCGTGACGATGGGTATGAGCTGGTTGCCGATGGTGATAAGCAACGCCTCGATTTGGGAGCGAAGAACCCGGAGCTGGTTGATCGGACTGTCGATGGTCCGGGCTAAGTCTCCCTGAGCATTGGTCGTTTGCTCCAGGATAGCCAGGTACCGCCCTATGACCTTTTGCTGTTGCGAGAGCTCGTCGCCCTGCTCGATCAAGCCGGCCGTCATAAGAGCGTTTTTGGTCGTGGTCTCGTCGACCAGAATACCAAGCCGGCGAAGAGGCTCAATCTCACCCACGATCCCAGACTGGATCTTCAAAAACGCCTCTTCCGGTTTGAGGTTGAAGAATGAAGCCATGTCCTGGGAGAGCTCAGTTAGTCCGGTGGCCATCTGAAATGCGCTGTCCCGGGAGATCCCCATGGCCGACGTCATCTGGAATAGGACACCGATGTTCTCTCGGATCTTGAACTCGTTAAGCCCCAGCTCGTCACGGAGCCTGATGGAGAACTCTCTGGCCGAGGCACCCATGTCGCCCATGGCCACGTCGAAGAGATTCTCGGACTCCGTCACGTCCATCGCCATTTTCAGAGCGATACCGCCGATGCCAGTGATGGTGGCACCAACCGCGGTGAGACCAATACCGATCTTTCTGAGCTGTTGCGCGTTCTTCTCGACCGCGCCAGAGAAGCCGGTCAATTCACGCTTGGCCCGGTCAGCACCCTCGACGGAGATCTTGGCCGCTAGTGTAGCTGCATCAACCGCCACTCTTTTGCTCCACGCGGTCGTTGTTGAAAACGATCATGTCGTGTATCAGGTCCAACTCTTGGGGTGTCATGCCCTTCTTATCGCCTTTGGTCTCTGTCCATTTTGCAAAAGCAGCTCGAGCCGCTTTGTACTCGATCATCTCGTTGACGATTATCGGGTCCTGCTCTAACACTTCTTTGGGTGTGCAACCAAGGATCTCGCAGTACTTAGCTATTAACCCTGGTCTGGTGTCTGGCCCATCGGCCCAGAAGTGGTAGCCGAGGGCCCTGATCCGTTTTTTCGGGCCTCCGGGTTGTTCTCCTGCAACAGCAGGAACAGATACCGGAATTCGTCGGTCTCCAGTGCCCGGAGAACATCAGGCCGTTTGTACGGCTGGGGCAACGGCTCACCGGCCATACCAGTCCAGGTCCAGGCGACGACGTGGTTGGCAACCGTTTCCAGTAGATCCTCTAGTTTGTCGTCGAGAGAAAGTGACCAGGCACCCATCGATTCCAGATCGCCAGGCTGGTTTGCGGCGTGGCCCATGAAAGCCATGATGTCGAGAGTTTGCCGCATGTTCCTCAAGGGAAGAACCGCCACCTTCTCGCCCTTGTGGACGTTGTAGGCCGTGCCCTGAACTGCAACTTTGCCGTCTTCTATCACCTGACCGACGAACACCTCGCAATCGTCGGAAGATACCCAGACGGGTGGGATCTTGAAGTGGCTCAGGTCTGGGAGCTTGTCCGGGGCATCCAGCGCAGGCAAAGGACCAACCACTATGCCATCGTCCGCTGCCGTAGTCCTGTTGTCTAAGACCATAAACTCCTCCTCAACTAGTGAAATAATTTCACCAGTTGCTATTCAACCGCATCCCGAACAGCTATTAAGCCCGATTAGGTGCGGCGGCGTCTGCGGCTGCGGACGTGCCGTTGTGGAGCATCGAGACGTCATAGGTGACCGGCTCATTGACCCTGGCATGGACTGAGTATCTTTCGAGGACTGCATACCCGTTGTAGCCAGTGGCCCCGTCGGGTTCCACGTCGAAGGTTTGACCGGCGCCACCAAGGTCTCCGAAAATTGTGGCGTCGCCCTGAGATGATGCTGGATCCCAGAACCCCGAGCCCTGGACCTGGAGACTCGGCTTCCCGGCCAGCCTGTTCTGCCAGGCGTCGGAGAACGAGGTGATGTCTGGCGTCGGTACCTCGAAGTTAAGGTCAGCGCTGTTTAGCTCGTCTTCGAGCGCTACGCCGGCATATGCGAAATCGGTGTCGGACATTACTCGTGCCATCGCTTACCTCCTCAGTTGTACGATGATTGCGTACAACTGAAATTATCACAGGAATCATTCTGCTCGTTTACGACGTTGCCCTGGTTGTGTTCCCACTGTTCTGGATAGTGGCCTCGACCTCACCAACTCCGTTGGGAGCCAGAGAAAGCCTGACCCGCGAGACAAGGGATCCAGTCAGGCCCGAGGCCGTACACTGGTATTCCGGGTCACTGGCCCCTGGCCCGGATCCCGTGAAGTCCAGGACCGTGGACTTAGTGCCACCGCCCATAGCGGCTAGGAGCTCACGTTCCATCTGGGAGGCGGTTTGGTTCATAAAGCCCCGCAGCTCGATGGTGGTGTTTTTCTTGCTACTGGCAAGCCGGTTCTGCCAGGCATCGTTGAACGAGGTGATGTCGGGCGTCGGCACCTCGAAATTGACGTCGACGCTGTTTAGCTCCCCTTCCATTGCCACGGCGTTGAAGCTGAAATTAACTTCGTCGCCCATTACTCGGGCCATAGGCTCTGCTCCTTAAACTACGTCTGCGACTACGCCCATCGAGATTAGTACACTGAAACTCGGGTTGGTCCCGCCGATCGTTATAGCGACACGCCACCAATCGTCGGTGACGGTTGCTGTCATATCCCCAACAAAGTGACTGGCCGCGGTCATTTGAGAAAAGGTGTGGCGGGTTGTAGCCGAGGTGAAGCCCGAGTTATCGTCTGACTTGACTACGGCGTCCAGGGTAGGAGATGAGCCGGAAACGGAGATCACCCGAATGACGATCACCATCTTGTTGCTGGCGGTCACGGCCCCGATCTGCTGGCCTGTTGTGTTGACGGTAGCGGTTAATGCCGTGTTGACGTAGTGGGAACGGCCAGGAACCAGGGCCTTGTTCCCAGCCCAATTGATACTTCGCATGATCGCCTGGTTGGTCCGCATCTCGATCGGCGCCCGGCTGATATCGGCGATGCCCTCGTAGCAAAGGTTGCCGGCCGTGGTCCCTTGCGGGAAGACGCCAATGGCCTGGTCATCCACGCCAAGGTCACCGAAAGCTGCGGTGTCCCAGGCGGGAGTGGCCAGGGAGTTCAGGACGTTGTAGTCCATGGTGAACCCAGGCTTGCCTTCAACATAGGTGAAGTCGGTGTCAGAAAAGGCCGTGACCGGCACAACGATATTGTCGGCGACGATCGCGATCCCGTTGGAGATCCCACTGATGTCGAGCTCATCCTTGTAGACCGTGGCCGACTGCGCTGAGAATCTAGCCATTAGCTTTCTTCTTTCTGGTTACCCTGCGGATTGCCCCACGATTGATAAGCCCTTCGACGTCGATAGGTTCTGTGCCGTCCAACTCAACAACCTGGCCGGCTGGAACTTTGATGGAGCTCGGGATAACTCCTGGTCCCTGTGGGATCTTGAGGTTGACCATCGCCTGTACAAACATACCCATTAAGTCTGGTCTGCCTTTACCCGGTAGATACCACCGACGTGCTGGTAGGTCTCGCCAGCGTCGACTTCCTCTACAAGGGCCAGGTCCCGCTCTCGCCGGCAGTGGAGTGCGGTGTAACCCGTGATCGTCAGGGTTGCATCCTCCATCAAGGTATCAATCTGAGTGTCGACATCCATGGCCTCTTTGGGCCAGGGGCTTTTGGACACTGCCTTAACCATGTAGAGAGCGTTGGCGTACCGGCCATTGAAACTGTTCTCATCTTCCTTCGAGAGCATTTGGAAAACGACGAAAGGTGGCTTGACCTGTTGAGGTGCCTGAGCGTTGTAAACCCCGCCAATCGCTAGGTTCAGCATTGCCTGGACGTTCAACGTGTCAAATACCGCTTTGTCTGCGTTCAGCCGGAAGTTAGCCAACTCGGTTCATAACCTCGGTGAGAGCCTTACGAAACTGTTTTTGTTCAGCTTCTAGCGCAGGGGTGAGAAATGGTTGTGCCCGACCGCCTACTGACGGGCCGTGTCTGTACCCGGAAGGGAGGTCTGGATGGTTGCTGCTGGCACCTCGCCGGCCGGTGCCGAACTCGATGAACGGAGCGTAAGAGGTGGTGGGGCCTACGTAGGCGGTGAGCTCGTCCTCGGGAAAGACCTGGATCGAGCTCTTAGTGGCTCCAGTGTCGACCGGGACCCGTTGTTTAGCGCCTGCTTCGACGTCGTGGGCTGTTTTGTAGACAACGGGAGAGAGGCGATCGACAAGAGTCTTTGCGTACTTGTCTAGGACTTTGGTGTCAACTTTTATTTCGTACCCGAACGCCATAAAAAAGGTCCCGGCATAGAAAGCCAGGACCTCGTGGGTCTCACCTTTAGGCGTTCGAGACGCTCGTTGGGCTTCTAGAGCCTCTGCTATTTAGTTGGTAGCGGAGCCCGGAATCGAACCGGGGAGCCGATGGCTTATGAGACCCCGGCTGACCCAACTTCCCCGCATCACGTTAAAGATAGTCCTAAGTAACACGCCTGTCAATGAACCCTCCGGTACCGTCAGGATCCCACTGAGAGGCCGGGGAATCGTCCAGAACGCCCTTGAAGACGTTGTACTGTTTACAGGGATGCTTACGACAGGGAAGCTCGACTATGGCCCCTGTGGGCAGATTTCCTTTGAAAAGACGTGCTCCACAAGAGATGCACTGGAACCAGGCCAGGCCCTTAGTTGTCGTCGCGACGTTTAAGGGTCGCTCTCCGAGCCGTGTCGAAGGATTTGGCGTCGTTGACAAAGACCACCTCGTAGGTCACGCCCTGGTGGGTGACCCGCATCTTTTCATCTAGGGCCTGGTCATACGGAAGAGTGACGATCCACTGACTCTCGGCCACTGACCGGCCATCAGCCGTGCGTTCCATGCCCGGCCGTGCTGGGGTGAGCCTGCACTTGACGTCGGCATGGGTGAGGTCCCATTCCTGAGTGAAGCCGCCTGTGGTGTCCGGGGTATCGGTCCGCTGGTAGATGTCGCAGACGTCGATCAAGGTACGCAGGGCCTCGGCCCGGACGTACTTGAGATCATTGTCGGAGATAAGAGTATCAGCCATACAGAATTATTCCAGGAATATTTTACACACCGATCTCGTCCCACCGGCCACGGTCCCAATCGACTGAGTTGTTGGAGCCACCTGTGGCGGTGTCGCTGTCGATGGTAGAAGAGTAGCCGTCTTTTCGCCTCGGCATGACCGCCACCGATCCGCGGGCCCTGTTACGGAGCTGGACCCCGAGATCCCGGAAATGTTTGGTGAGGGACGACTTATTGAACCGGGCGCCATCTGCCTGGAAATCGAAGTCTCTGGCATAGCGGAGAGCCAGGAGCTCACACCCATGGCCGGCGGCGTTGAGAACACTGTCGCCTTCCTGAGCCAGAAGATCGTCGATTTCGGCATCCGAAAACAAGGCCCGATCCTCTTCCACGTCCTGGAGTTCGAACCGGACCCGATCCCGGTCACCGGTGCCACCCTCTGTGTATGTAAAAGCCATTGCGCTTTGCAGCCCTTAGTACTCGATCCAAAACGTAGCTACCACGCAGTCGGTGAGAGCGTCGGCCTGGGCGATGTCGATCTGGATGTGGCCCCCGTGGACAACCGGGTCGGAGTAGGATCCTGTCACCGCGGCGGCGCTGGAGTCGTGGTCCTGGGTCTTCGGGTAGTAGTAGCCGTCCGTGGCGTTGTTGGTGACGGTTAGAATCGTCTCCGAGGCCGGGTTCCCGGGAAAGATGATCGTGACGTCGGTTGTTGCCGGGGCGCTGGCATGATAGTCCAGGTGGACCTTGACCAGTCGGCAAGCGGGTACTGCCTCGACGCTGGACCCTGTAGCACTGCCGGCCGAGCCGGTGGTGCTTATCTTGAGCTCTCGCTTTTCGATGGTCACTCTATGGAAGCCCCACCATGAATCGGTAGATGTTCCAGAGCTCTTTGACCTCGGCCGCCGCAAGCTGTTTGCCAGTCATAAACGGCATGGCGATACGGCCGTGGAACTCCAGGAGCGGAGTGGCTGTAACCCCACTGCACCCGACGAGAAGTGG